CTCCATCATTCCGGACCCCTCCCGCGTATTGGCGCGTGCCGCCCGGCCTTGCCCGGACGGAGGGGAAGCTGAACAAAGCCGCATTTTGCGGCACGCGCCCCGGGACGGGGGCGATGCGCCCCCGCCGCCTTCACCGCACGCCTCAGGCGGCGGCGAACCGCAAGAGCTTGATCGCCTTGAAATCGCTGACATCGCCGCCCACGCGCTTGGTCGCGTAGAACAGGACATGCGGCTTGGCGCTGAACGGGTCGCGCAGGATGCGCAGGTCGGGACGTTCGGCCACCGTGTAACCGGCGCGGAAATCGCCAAAGGCAATGGCATCCGCGCCCGCCGCGATCTCGGGCATGTCCTCGGCAATCAGCACCGGGTAGCCCATGAGCCGCGCGGGCTCCGCCGCCGCAAGACCGTCCGACCACAGGAACCGCCCATCGGCATCCTTGAGCTTGCGCACCACGCCCGCCGTGCGCGAATTCATCACGAAGGTGGCGTTGGCGCGGTATTCCGCCCCCAGAGCATAGACCAGATCGACAATCGCATCCGGCCCGCCCAGATCGCCCGCAACACCTGTGGGCACATAACCCAGATTGCCCCAGGTCCAGACATCGTTATCCACCGCCGGACGGCTCAGAATGCCGCGCGGCTTGTCCACCCCGTCACCATTGACGAACGCCGCCGCCTCGGCGCGCGCGAACCGGTCGGCGATGCGCGCCGCCAGCCAGCCCTCGACATCAAAGGCGCTGTCGTCCAAAAGACGCTGGCTTGCCTTGGGCAGCGCGCTCAGCTCATGGAGCGGGATCGAGATGCGGTCGATCACCGGCGTGTCGGTCTCGGCCACGCTGCCCGTCTCGGTTGCCCAGCCGTGGCCCACGTCCGTGTGATCCACCAGCACGTCGAAGGACGTCGCCTCCACCGTCACCACATTGGCAATCGCGCGGATCGAGGCGGTGGAATTCATCACCGAGCGGATCGTCTCCGATGTCTGCGGATCAACCAGATAACCGCCTTCTGCGGCCACCGAGGTATTGAGCCCCTTGCCCTCCATCTCGAGCCCGCGCAGCCCGTCATCATCGCCCGAGCGCAGATAGGCGTCAAACGCCTTGCGATGCGGCGCACCACTGTCCCGCTCGCCTGCCAGATGCGGGCGGCCCTGCGTCAGGCTCTTGCGTTCGATCATCGTCATCTTGTCATCCTGTTGTTGAAAGCGTTTGCTGATCTCGGCCCGAAAGCCCTTGAACTCGTCGAGAAACCCGCCAAGGGCCTCGCGCATCTCGGTGGCCGGAGACATCTCTCCCCCGGTCCGAGCCTTTGTCTCGGTCGTCATCGTCAACTCCTCTCGGTTGCGGGTCGGCGCTACCCCTGCGCCATCTCCCGGCGCGCCGCGCGCAGCACGGCGGCCATCTCGCGCATGGCATCGGCACCGGGGCTTTCACCCTTGGCCGCCACCCGCGCACTGGGCAGCATCGGGAAGGTCACCAGCGACACCTCCCAAAGCTCCAGTTCCTGCAAGAGCCTCTGGCCCTTCTCGTTGCGGCTGGCGCGCACGGTGCGATAGCCGATGCTCAGCCCGTCAAGCGCGCCCGCAGCAATCAGCGCCGCCGCCTCGCGCGCCCGCACCACGCCGCTCAGCAGCCGCCCCTTCACGTAAAGGCCGCGCGCATCCTCGCGCACCTCGTCCCAGATGCCGATGGGCTCGCGCGGGTCGTGCTGCCAGAGCATCCGCACCCGCCGCCCCTCACCCGCCAGCCGCTTGAGGCTGGCCGCATAGGCCCCCCTGGCCACCACGTCGCCGCCCTGATCGGGCGCATCGAAAAGGCTCGCATAGCCTTCGATCACACCCGCCTCGGTGACGCGCAGCGCATCCGTCGCGCCGCCCATGAATTTCCGTTCCAGTCCCGTCTCCATCATGTCGCCCTTTCGCCTCATCCCGGCAGTGCCGCCAATATCGGCTGAAACGCCTGCACCAATACCGCTGCCACCACGCCGTAAACCGCCAGCCACAGCCGCCGCTCCAACCGCTCCAGCGCCGCCTCCATCCGCTCCAGCCGCTCCACCATGGCGCGATGCTGCAATTCCGAGACCCGTTCATGCGCCTCCAGCCGCAGCGCAGGCGCGCAATCGAACGCCTCGAACCCGTAGCGCGGCGGCGGCGCGCCCTCACTCATCCGCATCACCCGCCAGCGGCGGCAGCCCCAGGAGCGCCCGCTTCTCCGCCGCCGTCAGGAAATCCGCGCCTGCGACCCGCGCCCAGTGCGCATCGCGCTCGGCGGCCAGCGCCGGCACCCGGTCCAGATCGGGGGTCAGCTCCAGCACCTCGCCGCTAAAGCCTTGCAGCCAGCTTGCCACCGCGGCCGTGACCCGCGCCGCCAGCGGCAGCACCGTCAGGCGGTAAAAGGCGCGGTTCGCCTCCTGGTAATTGGCGAATGTCGCGTCGCCGGGAATGCCCAGCAGCATCGGCGGCACGCCAAAGGCCAACGCAATCTCGCGCGCCGCCGCTTCCTTGGTCTTCTGGAATTCCATGTCCGAGGGCGAGAATCCCATCGGCTTCCAGTCCAGCCCGCCCTCGAGCAGCATCGGCCGCCCGGCATTGCGCGCGCCCTGATGATGCGCCTCCATCTCGGCCACAAGGCGGGTGTATTGATCCTCGGTCAGGTTCCCCTGCCCCTCGGCCCCCTTGTAGACAATCGCCCCCGATGGCCGCGCCGCATTGTCCAGAAGCGCCTTGGACCAGCGACTTGCCGCATTGTGCACGTCAATCGCCTGTGCCGCCGGTTGCAGCGGCGACAGACCGTAATGGTCGTCCTGCGGATGAAAACTACGGATATGGCAGATGCAGGGCGCGCCCTCGCCCAGATGGAACCGGTGCTTGCGCCCGCCCACCTGATACTCATAGCCCACCGGCCAGCCATCGGCCCCCGGCACAACGCTCATCCGGTCCGAGCGCAGCACATGCAACTCAAGCGGCACGCCCGCCCCGCCACCGACCGCCTCGACAAAGGCATTGCCGCTCAGCAGAAGCTGGCCGTATAGCGCCTCGAAAAGCTCCGCCCGCCCGTGCGCCGGGTTGGGCCGCGCCACCAGATCAAGCACCGGATGGGCTGCAAAACGCCGCTCGCTGTCCTGCAAGACAAGCGGCAGCGCCGCCGCCGCCTCGGCAATCATCTTCACGCAGCGGAACCCCACCGGATTGCCCGCAAACCCCGTGCGCATGAGGCCGGCCGTGTCGCGCGGCCCCCAGGCCGCGCGGCCCTGCATCCCCCAGGCGCTCACCCGGCCCGCCGCACTTGCCTTCGCCTCGGGCGACCCTGCCGCCTCCGCCCCTCCCTGCCGGAAGAAATCCAGTATCATTGCGTGCTCCTTCACCTCGGCGCGTGAAGGGCATCAGACGGTCAAAGGTTTAAGACTTCTTAACCCCACCGCGCGCTCCCGATCCGCATCCGCCGCGGGCACGATAACCGCTAAACACAAATGCCGTTTTCGGGAGACGGACCGATCTTATATAACGCTGCAACGCCATGCATTCCGGTTTCCCTTGCATCTGCAAAACATCTCTGTAAATAAATGATCCATAAAAGGAGACCAGAATGACTGACCTGTCAAAACTTTCCTCACAGGAACTCGAAAACCTCGCAAAAGAGGCGCATGAGCTGGCAGTTGCCAGAAAGGAAGACGAGAAAAAGCAGCTTCGCACAGAGATCGTAAAGCAAATCCGCGACGCCGGTTATACGATCGCGGATATATTTCCGGGCACCGATACGTCGGCCCGAAAATCCGCCAAATTCGAAGTGAAATACCGCGACCCCGCCGATCCCTCGAAAACCTGGACCGGACGCGGCAGAAAACCCGGCTGGTTGGTCAAGGCAGAGGCGGCAGGCCGCTCGCTTCGGGATTTCGCTGTATGACATGCAAAAGGCGCGGCCTGACCGCGCCTTTTCCCATCATGGCACTTTCCACAAAGCCTATTCCGCCGCATTCGCGCTTTCGGCCTCGATATCCGCCGCACGGCGCTCGACCTGTTCGACGATGTGCTCGATCATGCCGTCATTATCCATACGGTGGCTCTGCTTGCCCGCGATATAGACCATGCCATTGCCCGCGCCGCCGCCGGTAAATCCCACATCGGTCATCAGCGCCTCGCCGGGGCCGTTGACCACGCAGCCGATGATCGACAGACTCATCGGTGTCTTTATATGCGCAAGTCGTTCCTCAAGCCGTTCCACCGTGCGGATCACGTCAAAACCCTGCCGCGCGCAACTCGGGCAGGAAATGATATTCACCCCCCGATGCCGCAGCCCGAGCGCCTTGAGGATCTCATAGCCAACCTTCACCTCTTCCACCGGATCGGCCGAGAGGCTCACCCGGATCGTATCGCCGATCCCCGACCAAAGCAGGTTGCCCAGCCCGATCGCGCTCTTGATCGTGCCGGTCATCAACCCGCCCGCCTCGGTGATCCCGAGATGGATGGGCGCGTCCGTCGCCTCGGCCAGTTGCATGTAGGCGGCGGCGGCCATGAACACGTCAGAGGCCTTCACACTGATCTTGAACTCGTGAAAATCATTGTCCTGAAGGATACGGATATGATCCAGCCCCGATTCCACCATCGCATCGGGACAGGGTTCGCCGTATTTGTCCAGAAGATGCTTTTCAAGACTGCCGGCATTGACGCCGATCCGCATGGAACAGCCGTGATCGCGCGCCGCCTGAATGACTTCGCGCACCCGTTGCGGGCTGCCGATATTGCCGGGGTTGATCCGCAGACAGGCCGCCCCCGCCTCGGCGGCTTCGATCCCGCGCCGGTAATGGAAATGTATATCCGCCACGATCGGTACAGGACTTTCACGCACGATGTCCTTTAGCGCTTTCGCGCTTGCCTCGTCCGGCACCGAAACCCGCACGATATCCGCCCCCGCCTCGGCGGCAGCCTGAACCTGTGCCACGGTGCCCGCCACATCGGTCGTCAATGTGTTGGTCATGGTCTGCACGGTGATCGGCGCGTCGCCACCCACGGGGACCGGACCCACCATGATCTGACGCGATTTGCGGCGCTCGATATTGCGCCACGGGCGGATGGGATTATGCGACATCGCTTGGCCCCGCTCGGTTGGGATGTTCTCCGGACCAGAGATAGCGCGCCATCTCCCGCACGGCAATCGTGCTCAGTCCTGCGTTGACTGCAACATGGCCGCCATGTGGCTCTGAAGATCGCGGTCGGCCTCCATGTCGGCGACGGCGAACCGCTCGAC